GATATCATATAAAGTAACAGCAGGGTAATAACTAAAGCTATTCCAAAGTTCCAATTCATCAAGTCTTTTAATGGGAACAGTTTGTGGTTCAAAACCACGTTGAATAAAAGCCGTGATTGGGAGACGGTAAAAGATTGCACCGTTTTCCATAATCGCATGCCATAAGATAGCGCGTCCTGACATACAGGTAATGCCAAAGATAATACAGTCTTCAACTTCTCCATGATGTTTTTTGCCGTCATATAAATATTCTCTCCTTATTTGTGCATACTCGGGTGGTATGTTTGCATTTAGATAAGCCATAATTATTCCTCATTTTATTTCTCCCCAGTTTACACCTTTTTCATAATCTACCTTGTTAGGTATCTCTAAGTCAACTGCGGATTCCATAATTTCTTTTATACGTTTAGCCTTTTTATCATCTTCTACAGAAATATCCAACTCATCATGGACCTGTATATGCGCTACAATACCTTCTTTATACAAATCTAACATAGATTTTTTAGTCATATCTGCTGCTGATCCTTGAATTAATTTATTTAAAGCTTTGTATGTATAAGCACGCTTGATGCCTGCTCCATATTCCTGGCGGGCTTGGTCAAATGGTAAAGCTTTGTGTATACCGAATTGATTAGGTTCCCATAAATGAAACCTACATAATCTTCCAAGTAAAGTTCTTATCTGTCCACGTTGCTGTGCTCTGTTAGATACAGATTTTGTCAAACTTTTTACAAACGGAACTCTCTCATGATAAATAGAAAAAAGTTCTTCTGCTTTGTCTTTTGATACACCAAGTTCTGCTTGTAGTTTAGCCTTACCCATACCATAAAACAAACCTAGATTAATTACCTTAGCTTGACTTCTTGGTATCTCTGCCATCTTTGCAACAATTGTATGAAAGTCAGCATCATCTTGTAAGTATGAATCTTTAACACCGAAAACACTTGTATCTTGATCTAGAGAGGCATAGTGAACTACTAATCTTGGTTCTTGTTGACTGTAGTCAAAACACCCCCACTCGCAACCAGACTCAGGAATAAAGAGGGATCTAATCATTGGTCCTAAATCTTTGTTGCGTGCAGGAATTTGTTGTAGGTTTGGATTTGAGTATGAAAATCTACCAGTTACTGTGCCACCAGTATCTGATCTAATTTGATTTATATCTGCATGAATCCTACCCTTATGTTCATGTTTAATAATTGTATCTATAAATGTTGTATGTGCCTTGTTTATTTCTCTAGCTTTTGCTATACATTGTACCAAAGGATGTTTATGAGTAGAAAGAAAATTTTTAGTAAATGAAGGCGCTTGTGTTTTTGCTGTTCGTTCGTATTCCAAACCAAGTTTGTCAAAAACTTTGGCAATCGATCTTGCTGCCCATATCTGAGTTTCTATTCCTGTTTCTTTTTTTACTTTTTGGAGTAACGTTTCTTCTTGTGATGCTAACTGTTGCTTCAGTGTATGAGCTTTTTGAACGTCCACTCTCACCCCAAGAAATCTCATATCAACCAAACAAGGAAAAAGATCTGTTTCTAAATCAAAAATAGATTGGATATCTTGATCTACAATTTCTTTTTTCATAACTTTCCACAAAGCTAAAGTTAACTCCGCATCACGTTCAGCATAATTACCAACATACATTGCTGGCATTTTCCACATGTCTGCTTTAGGATCTAGTCCCCATTCTTTCGCAGCGTTGTTTAATTCGGTTTCATTTTTACCATGACCACAATAGTCCCAACCCAATGATCCAAGATCAAATCTAAATCTATTTTCATTAACTAAAGATGCTGCAATCATAGTGTCAACAATTCTACCATTAACTTTTATACCCATAGCTTTGATCCATGAAATATCATACATTGCATTATGAAATATTTTTGTAGACTCAGATGCACAAAGGTCTGTAAACCATTGAATTACTCTACTTTTTTCTAGGTTACCACCACCCTCATGATCGAATGGAAAGTATCCTGCGTAGCCATCTGTTGCTACAGCTATGCCTACAACTTTACCTTTACCAACTACCGCACCTGACCCCATACTTTTTAAATCTGGATCATGTGTTTCTAAGTCAATTGCAATCTCATCACAAAATCTTAAGTCTGGAAATTCAGTAGGTTTAACCCACTCTGTCTGTGCTTTAAATATCATTTGTAATCTCTTTCAATTATCATTTCTATAAAATGTATTGCTTTTTCTAAGTCTTGTTTCTTTCCTTTATCGCGATGTCTCACTATGTACTTTATAGCACAACCTTCAGGATATAGCAATTCGTTCTCAACTACAAACTTGCTTGGCTGTATTTTATATTTTTGGTAGTGGGATCCCCCAATTTGTTTGTCGTACGCCTTACTCATATTTTAAACTCCTTAGATTTGTTTTGACATTTTATTAAATATAAATTTTTCATAGTTCTTGTGATACCTACGTACCAAACACGATACTCTTCATCTTGTTTGTACACAGATTTTTTTGCTCCTTTCAATGTGTTTGCTGTGTGGTTTAAAAACAAAACAACATTAGTTGCTTCACCACCTTTGGCCCCATGTATTGTTGATACTTTTATTCTTGCATCTTTTGTTGGATCTTCATTGTTTAGTAGTAATAACTTCATGTAAGTTATCTGACTGTCAGATACATTGTTAAATGCATCATACCACTTTAATGATAGATTCATTGTTCCTTTTATTCTTTCTTTGATTCTTTGTAATTGTATGTCAGGAAGAACAATTTTTTTTTGTAATTGTGACCAGTATTGTATATCTTCATACAAACTTTTACCAATACTATTTCCTTGTGCTGTATTAAAAAATAAACCTTTCTTTTTTAAATAAGTTGGTATTGGTTTTAATAAAGATTTTGTTCTAGTTAATATTAACCAATCACCTGTAGACATATCAATATCAGATAGTCTATATCTTTCATAAATTTCACCAGATTCAGACTTTGAAAAATACTCTTTGTCAATTCTATTATCTTGTATTCTATCAATGACATTTAATGCAATTTTCTGTATACTACTCGGCACTCTTTCTGATTTTTTCAATGGTATTTCTGTTGCATCATAGTCAATAAAAGAATCTACATCTGCACCAGCCCAACCAAATATAGCTTGGTCATCATCACCAGCTACCCATACATCACACTTTGTATCTTCTTGTATTTTATTAATCATGGCCCATTGTATCAATGATAGATCTTGTGCTTCATCTACAAAGATAACATCAAACTCTGGTATGTCTTTTGTATCAAGAAATTTTTGTATCATATCTGTAAAGTCAATAAGACCATATATTTTTTTATAATTGTTTATTTCTTTTTCTATTGCATCTAATTTATTTCTTTCAATTTTAGATAAGTGTTCATTGAGATCTAACTGATCTAATACAGATATTTGTTTTACTCTTGCTAAGTTTATTAGTCCTAAATACTCACTGTCAGATGAAAAGATACCATTCCAATTATTAGTTTCATAGGATGCGTATTTAATTTGTATACCACAACTATCCCCTATTGCTTTATAGTTAAGATCCTGCATTACGTTTTCCTCTTTAAGACCTAGTCTATTAAATGCTAGTGAGTGTAATGTTTGAAAATATTTTATGTCTTTTTTTGTAAGTTCTGTTTTTATTTTTAAAAATCTATCTCTGGCCTCACCTGCAGCTTTACGGGTAAAAGCAAAGTAACCAATACGATCTAGAGGCACACCTTTATCCACATATTTTTGTACTTCGTTTAATAACCTTCTTGTCTTACCTGTACCTGGTGGACCCACTACTTTATATTTCATTAATAATTACTTTCTTTTCTCTCAACTGGTTTGTATTCTATCTTTTCCATATGTAGTTGTTTTAATCTACATACTTTAATTGTTTTACCATCAACATTTAGGGAATGATTAAACTCGACTAAACATTTATCTTTTAACTTTTGTGCTATTCTTTCTTCTGGTATTTTCCAACTAGATCCTAGGTGATCTATAAAAGAATTAAATCTAAAGAAGTGATGACCTTCTTCTGTCAAACACGAACCGCTATTAATTTGTATTCTTTGTTTAGCTCTTGGACCATTGACACAATATTGATATAGTTCTTCGTTTAATCTATCTTCTATTTGTGTACCTGCTGGCGGTGATATTTTAGTAGAACCTTTTCTAAGTTCTGTTAGTTTTGCTCTAAAGTCTTTTGGTTTTAATGGCTCATGATAGATACCTGTTTGCTCCCAAATTAAATCTAATAACTCTGTTTGTTTTGTAATTAATCTTCTGTGGTTTGCAATAACACCTTCTTTAGTTCCATCTGGTAATACAACATTAAATCTGTATTCTGGTTCTGCATACATTATAATTTCAAAATCTGTAATGTCAGGAAACATTGTAATACTATCTGACTTAACACCAAACGGTCTTGAGAAACAAAGTGTACGCATACATTTACTTTGTATTGGATCTTCATAACAAGTATGACCTGCAGTATCTTTTTTCCATGCTGTTATTTTAGAATCTAATTTTGTTTTATCCCATGGGTCTTCTAGATAACTATAGTTTGCTTTTGCAACTTGATCTGGCCATTTGTCTTTGTATTTCTTTTTAGCAAAGACCATGTAGTTATACATAAATCTATCTCTACCATCATCTA